AGCCTCTTTAAGCTTAATAGATAAGTCTCCTGACGTGTCAGCATCTATATCAGCGTCTGTCTTATACACTTTAGGGTTCTTATTAAAGATACCTTTCTTAGCAACAAAGAACTTACCATCAGATGGATCAGTACCACAGAAGATAGCAGGAGCTCCGTCCCACTTAACACTAACGTTTCCGTCATGCTCTCCTTTGAGCATATCTCTCAGCGAACGTAAAGCCAGAATAGCTTCACGAGTTCCTTTTACTCCACCATAGAGAACTTTATCCTCTATGTGAGTCATATGAGTATTCTTAGACTCAGTTATAAATTCTTTGAAGTCCATTATCCTACCTCTACTTTAACGTATGCTGAAGAGTCATTAGTTTTAGCTCCTGCGACATTTACTATCTCAGATATAAATGCATTCTGCTGAGATCTATTAGCTGATACTAGAGCATGAAGTATATATGTCACTCCTAGCACAGCGTGAATAAAATGCCCTTGACCTTGTTTATCTGCAAGTCCTAGTTCATGATCTGCTTCAGTGTAGTTAGATTCTATTTTTTTAACCATTTTATAAAATGTTTGACTTAATGTTCTTGGTATAGTTTTACCAGCTAAGCTCATAGCTTGTTGCTTTAACTGAGCGTTAGTAGGCAGTGATGCTCCTAGATGATTCTTAGATGAATATACAATCTGTGAATATCCAGTTCTACCACCTCTAGCACCATTCAATTGTATTTCCATATTAAGAGCTGTAAATAGGTTAGGAGCACGAACATCAAGCTTAGCGTTACTATCAAAGTAAACAAAGCCATACTTAGACGTCCATATACCTGCACCCTTTTTAGTCTGTAAAGTAGCTCCAGTATACTTATGAGTATCCAAAGCTTTCTTCTTTATATTATATTCTGATACCTTAGCTTTTAATTTTAAGCTATTAATCTTCTTTAGGGATATACCTACTATATCTCTCGACATAAAGTTCTCTAGTACTGTCTTATTACATGCACCTTGACTCTGCTCGCTCAATGCTTTATTAACATCTACTCGAGCTCTTACAGCCCATATATCTCCTGGATTCCATTTATCATTCTGCATAGGAGCCATCCCCTCTGTCTTTCGAGCGTTAGTCTTCTTTGCGTATATATTTTTCATTGTTCTAGAGCCCATATGTAAAGTATGATCTTTAGTAACATATCCTTTATCAATTAATGCTTTAGCTGTTACATATCCAGATTCATGCCATGTACTATCTAACATAGAGAATCTTTCAAAGTCAGCATCGACATCTATTTTATTCTTATAACTCTTTAGAAGGGTTTTAGTAAAATGAGAGAACGGTTTATTTACACCCTCACCTAACATAGCAGCAATAAAAATACATTGCAATGCTTCAGCGTCAGATGTCTGACCAGTCATACCTTGGCCTACGCCTTGACCACCAAATACAGCTGACTTACCTATATCAGTAGAAAAGACAGTCTTACCGTCCTTTAACTCTAACTCAAACGCCTTCTCTTTATTCTCTAAGAAATCTTCTATCGCTTTTATATTCTTAGGAATATTTTTTATAGTTAAATCGTTACCGTCTAGGTTAGATACTGGTTGACCTGTCTTAATAAGATCTTTTAATATATCAGTTCTAAAATCTGTTGTACGAGCTTTAACCTTTTCCCACTCAGCGCGAGTCATAGGCTTAAACGTAGACATTAGGTTCTCCATTAAAGTAGCGATTGTGCTACTATTTATAATGGCCTGAATGTTCATTTACTGATTATATAGAGTTCATCATTAGACTTCTCTACCTTAGCTTGATATTGCTCATAGCCAGAGTCTACTAAATCTTTATTAAGGTTAGCCACCATACGAGTTACTTCAAGAAGATCCTTCTTCGTTGCTTTCGTTCCTAACAGAGTCGGGTTGCTTGGATTGTTTACTAGCTTCATTTTCTTCTCTCAGCTCCTTTTCTTTACGTAATATAAAATTGTGGTAGAGCTCATGAGGAGCTCTACCTTCACTGTCATCATGCTGCTGTGGCATATTCTACAGCCTTGTTAGCAGCTTTAAGCTTACGAGACTGATTAATACCGAACCATGCAGATTGCATACGAGTATCAGCTGAACGACCCATCTTATGATCAGTAAGATAAGTTACTGAGTTAAGAGCCTGCCACCAAGTACCTTCACCATATTCAGCACCAGGTTGAGTATGCAAACAATCAAATGCAGCTTTAGCATTCTTAGAAAGATGCTCTACCTTAGTAGGAGAGTCTTCTGCAGTCCTATGAGTATATGGGAATACTTCGTTATAGTACTGAATAAGAGTATCAGCAGTAAAGCGACGAGTAGATAAGAACTGAGCCATCTCTTTATACTGACTAAACTTCTCAGAAGCTAGACCCATTTGCTGCTTAACTAAATCAGGATCAAACTTAGATCTATGACCTACCTTAACAGAGTTCTTTGACTTAGATTGCAAAGAGAACGTTAGAGTATTATTACATACAACTCGAATAGGAGTAAAGCGAACATCTACAGCTTTACCATACTCATGAGGATTACTAAACAACAAGTAAGAGTCAACCTGATCTGATCCTAAGATATCAAAGGACTCTTTTACTTTTGCTAGAGCGAATACATTGCGACCACCTTTAAGAGATCCAGCAGTATTCATTTCCATATCACCAGCAAGTACATACTCGCTAAAGAATTCGAATGCATCAGCATTCTGTACGGGATTCCAATCACCGCCAACGTTAGTAAGAATCTTATTATCACTCTTACGAACTAAAGATTGCTGACCAGTAAGAACCTTCTTACCATCAACATCAATATAAGAATTAACTTTCTCAACTTCCCAGTCAAGTCCAGCCTTAGCCATTATCTGACCTGGAGTAAGATCATTATGAACTTCTACTCCTAATCCGTGCCAAGGTTTATCACCAGCGTATGCCATTTGAGCTACGCCATCAATCATTTCTACTTCATGTGCCATTATATAGTTTCCTTTTCCATTTCGCGTTCAATGCGAGTTACATTTTTTTGAAGAGTAGTACAGATCATATCCAGTTCAATCAATACATGCTCTTTAGAACAATCTTTACCACGACTAATAACTCCTTGAATAAGCTCTTCTATAGTCAGCGCGTCTTGAATGTCTCTCATAATCATAATATATCTCCTTAAATTATACCTTATTATAGGATCTTTTTAGCCTAAGTGCAACTGTTTTATTCACTTTTTCGGTATAAAGTTAACTCCTTAGGGTTAGCTCGCTTCATTGTGATCTCTGAATACTCATTAGTATCATACATCATCTGAAAATATTCACGAGCTTGTCTAGTACCAAACCCAGTAGCCCATTCAATTAAAGCACGCTTACCATTCTTATGCTGATAAGCTTTTATTGTCCATGAATCACTCATATACATTCTCCTTAAAATAAGCTTGAATAAGCGTTTTGATTAACGTATGCTTGAGTATCTTCACACTCATTAAGTACATCAATCTCAGTATCAGACAATGGAGTACCATCTGCTTTATCAGCATACTCTACATACGCATCACAGAAGTCAGGATAATCATTCATATCAATTCCTCCGATTTCGATGTTTGTTAAATTTTTTATATTAAGTCTCATACTAGACTCCTTTAATTAATTATTTTAACCCAAGTATCACCTTCAGTACCTTTCCAACGATACCATTGATCCTTTTTATACACTTCATATGCTACAAGAACAATTGTAGTTTCATTATTG